AGCGCCCCCTTTAATTGCATTCGTTCGGTTTCGTCCCCATTTCCTCGTTACACAAGCGATCGCCCTACGGTCGAAGTAACGGCGAAATGGGGCTACAAGAGTGCAGCGCCGGCAGCCGTACAACAAGCGGCCTTAATCTTGTCGGCTCGCTTATTCCAACGCCGCAGCAGCCCCCTGGGCGTGATGGCTGGCGTTGTAAACGATTTTGGGCCTATCCGGGTATCAAGAATAGACCCCGACATACAACGGCTCCTAGCCGGTTATAGGCGCATCGGTGTCGCGTAGTGGCCGACTACGGAGCAATTAAGGACGGTATCAAAACCAGGCTCGAAACACTTTCGGGCCTCGTTGCCGTGTTCGACACCGTACCAGACCGAGTGGTGCCTCCGGTAGCGGTCGTCGTTCCGGGCTCGCCTCCCGTGGATTACAACGTATCTATGGGAGCTTCAACAAACGCAAGCCAGCTACAACGATTCAATTTTGAGGTTTTAGTTTTGGCGCAACGCTTTTACGCAGAAACCGCGCAGGACACTCTCGACGGGTATGTGTCAGGTTCGACAAGTGTTTATAACGCGATCGCTGGAGACACTACGCTAGGTGGCACAGCTTCCGACGCTCGTGTGATCCGGGTGGCGGACTACGGGCAGATAGTTGTAGGAGAAGGAGAATTCATGGGTATGAGATTAGATCTAGAGGTGTACGCCGTATGAGCGATTACAAAATAAAGTCTGAAAACGTGACGTTTGGCAAGATAGGCGAAACAGTCACAGAAAAAGACCTCAAAAAGCTGGGTGTCAACATTGACGCTTTAGTAGAGGGCGGTCACTTGGCCGCTAGTCGGGCCACAACCAAAAAGGATGGTGAATAATGGCCGCCTATATGTTAAATAATGCTTCAGTTACCATAAACTCCGTTGACCTTTCATCAGCGGTAACTTCGGTAACGTTTAGCGAAGAAGCAGACCAACTCGAAACAACCGCTATGGGTGACGACAATCGAACCATGATTGGCGGCCTCAAAACGGGCACGATTGATCTTGAATTCAATCAGGATCTAGCGGCCAGTCAGGTGCAGGCCACGGTTCGTCCGCTACTCGGCACAGTTACAACCGTCGTCGTTAAGAACTCGGCTGCAGCAACAGCGACAACGAACCCCCAGTGGACGTTCAGCGCTCTCGTAACCGAATGGCCGTCGATCAACGGAACTGTGGGTGAACTTGCCACAGCTTCAGTGTCATGGCCGATAACCGGCGCAGTCGTACAAGCCACAAGCTAACAACAGGAGAAAATGATGCTGAGGGCACAAATCCAAGTAACAGACAATCAAGGCGTTGTCCGAACCTATGACGGCACCGGGGCGCTATTCGTAGCATTTGAAGCACACTTTGATGTTTCGATCCTGGAAATGGGTGAAAATCCGCGTTTAACGCATATTTACTGGCTGGGATATGAAGCGGCACGCCGCCAAAACCAGCACGACGGTTTAGATTTTCAACAGTGGTTGGATGCCGGCTACACAGTGGAATTCGAGGCCGACGAAAGCCCTTTAGCCGAAGAAGCTACGCCTACCAGTTAGGAGTGTTAGCGATAAACACCGGACAACCCCTCGACGTTCTCTTAAACGCCGATTCATTAACCCTGATGGGGTTATTAACGGCGTGGAACGAGAAGGTCAAAGCCGAAGAACGGGCGGCGAAACTTGCCAAGGCAAAACATAGGTAGAAAAACCACCATAGAAATCAAAGGGTTGCGTCAGGCCCAGCGCATGATGGGGCAAATCGACGCCGATTTTAAGAAACGGTTTAAGGATATCCACAAGGGCGCCGCCGATATTGTGGCCGACGAAGCACGCCGACAAGCTCCCGTCCGATCTGGCCGCCTGAAGAAGGACATAAGGACCTCCGGAACCACTAAAGGTGGTGTTGTCCGGGTAGGCCGCAAAAAAATTCCTTACGTGGGGCGTGTCGTTTTCGGTGATCCCGTCACCTTCAGGGACCGCCTTATGCGACGGGCGCAAAGCCGGCGAACACCGCAACCGTTTATCTATAAGGCGGCAGACATTCAATTTAGAAACGTCGTGGATTACTATAACGATGAGCTAGAACAAATTTTGGACGACGCGATCGAGGCGAACCGTGGCAAGTAAAAAAGCGTCAATAAGTATGCTGATCGGGGGCGACGCCTCCGGTTTACGCAAAGCGACCAAAAACGCCACCAAATCCCTAGACAAGTTTTCTAGATCATCAGCTAACGCCGCTAAGAAAGTAGCCGCATCGTTCGCAAAAATGACGGCTGGCGTAACGGTCGCAGCGGTAGGTCTGGGAGCAAAAGCCGTAGATTTAGCCAGCGATTTTGACGAATCCATGTCGAAAACAAAAGCCATTTTTCGTTCCGGGGCCGATTCGATCATTGAGTCAGCGAACGACGCCGCGACCGCCGTAGGCATGTCCAGGGGCGAATTTTTGGAAGCCGCCTCGAGTTTTGGTGTTTTCGGTACCGCGGCCGGCCTATCGGGTGACGATCTCTCAAAATTCTCCGCTGATTTGGTTCGCACGTCCGCTGATGTGGCGTCCTTTAACAACCTCAGACCGGAAGAAGCCCTAGCGAAGCTACGCGCCGGCCTATCTGGGGAAACGGAGCCCCTGAAACAGTTAGGCATTCTGTTTAACGCCGCAGCGGTCGAAGCAAAAGCGCTCGAAATGGGGTTAGCGGACGCCAACGGCGAAATTTCGGAAGGGTCAAAGATTATGGCCCGGCAGGCGCTCATCATGGAGCAACTAGGCGCGCAGGGAGCTTTGGGGGACTTCGCGAAAACGTCCGGGGGCCTCGCTAACCAGCAACGCATACTTCAGGCCCGGCTAAAGGACGTGGGTATCACTATTGGTACGGCGTTGTTGCCGGTCGCTATGAAACTTGCTGAGGGCGTCACAAAACTGATCGAGGTGGCCGAGCGTTTCGCGCCTCAAATGGCAACTATTCGGGACCGGGCAAAAGAACTAGGCGAAGAATGGTTACCGAAGCTGAAAGACGCTTTTGACCGTATCCGCGAGGCGGTCGAACCAGTGATTAGGCGAGTCGTTGATTTCATTAAAACCAACCCTAAGCCGTTTTTGTTAGGTTTGGCTGCCGCTATAGGGGTAGTGCTTGTCGGAGCCATAGGCGCCGCTGTGGTCGCTCTCGGAGGCATTATTTTCAGTGTCGGGGGCCTGATAGCTCTATTTGGGGCCGCGGTTGCAGCTATCGCCTATTTCTGGCAGGAATCGGAAACGTTTAGGTACGTCGTGACCAGGGTTTTTGAGGACGTAAAAGCCGTGGTCACCCCCATTATCGAGGGAATCATCGAAATGGTCGGGGGGATAATCCAGTCGTTCCAAGGCGTCCTCGATTTCCTAAAAGGCATATTTAAGGGCGATTTCGATTTAGCGCTATCCGGTATCAAAGACATGGTTTGGGGGCTAGCTCGAACGATCCTGGCACCGTTAGAAGCAATCAAAACGGCGTTTACGACATTCTTTAGCCTTGATTCGGTCAAAACCGGTATCGGTATCGCCATCGACGGGATCATAGATTTCGTAAAAGCGATTCCTGACAGGGTAGGCAAGCTCGCTAAAGGAGCGTTCGATTCACTACTCGACGCCTTCACTGGCGTGCTGAACAAGATTATTGGTGCCTGGAATAACATAGATTTCGGTTTCAATATTGAGATTCCCGGCTGGGTGCCTGGTTTCGGAGGTAAAAGTTTCGGGGTAGATGACCTCATACCGGACATTCCCACCATCGGAGCCGCACCCGGAGCACCGGCAGCCGGCATGTTAGGCACCAGTATCCGAGAAGCCGCCCCATCAACCGCTGCCCCGGTCACGATAATTAACAACATCACCGTCCCTAATGCCGACCCCCAGGCCGTAGTGGGTGCCATGAGACAATCCAACCGTGATTCTGGGCCGCTGCCCGTCGACATCGGCTTTTACTGATGGCTACCCCAACACCGCTCGTAGAAATCGGATTTATTGGCCCGGCGTTCGACAACGCTTTTACCCTCGACGACGCCGTAAAAGGCAAACTCGACAGCACAGACTACGTTTTGAGCGGTACCGAGGTAATGGCAGACCTCACCGACCGGTGCGTAGGTTTCGTAACCCGGCGCGGCCGCGACGACTGGACACAACCATTCCCCCCAGGTACCGCAAATCTAATGTTTCGCAACACTGACGGAGCGTTAGACCCCCTCAACACCTCATCGGCCTACTATCCCGGCATAACCGTAGGTAGAACCGTCACTATTAAATGCAACGGCCATTTGATTTATTCGGGGCTCGTAAGAGACATAAACCTGGGGTATGACACCGACGGCGACGCCTGGGTTACCGTCATCGCTCAGGACCAATCAAGCGAACTGGGGCAACGGTCCCTTACTTCCGGCACGTCGTTTAGTGAACAAACAACAGGGCCGAGAGTTTCAGCCGTTCTAGCTAACGCCAATATTGGTTATTCCGGCACTACGAGCATAGATACCGGGTATTCGACGGTTGCATCTCAAACATTGAGCAGCGACGAGAACGTAGTCAGCTATCTACA